GATAGTCAAACCATTATCTGCAATGTAGTGATAATAATCAATGATTTGTTGACAGTCTATGTTTGTTTCAAACTCACTGATAAAGTTATCATGATGAGTTGATTTAGTGATTACTGGTTCGCCTCCAAACTGAGAAGCAAAAGGACTCATTACCATTTATTGATCGGGCAGTGGAATATTGGGAAGCGTGCCTTCACTGCGAGTACACAGTTACATTTAGTACAGATCCCAATAGGTGATTTGTACTCACACTTATCACATATTGTAATGCGATTTTGATATAATGTCAAGTCGGGGACGTCCCCATCCTCTACTATTAACCTGCCCAAATTCCGTTGTTGTAAACTTCTAATCTATTATTACCCGTATTAAATCTCACCTGCCCGTTTACATATCCTCTGTTAGGTGATTTATTAATCACTGCATCATTGAACTGTTGAGTTGTACCATATGGTAGGGGTAAAGAGTTTTGAGAACCTGTGATTCTTAGTTCTGCTCCACCTTTAAATGCAAAGTCACTATCATGATCTAATGTGACAGTGAATCCTGGTGTTAATCCTTGTAAATTCTGTGCTCGTACCTTCATCTAACACTCCACGATGCACCTGACTCCACTGTAACAGTGAAACCAGAATTAATTGTGATAGGACCTGCACTCATTCCGTTGGTAAACTCAGCACCATTGTTAGCACTTGGTCCAACTGTAAGGTTTTCTGCGATTACACTATTGTTTGTTCTAATAATACTATCAGTTCCTAAACTCGGTCCACCACCTGCAACGGGTGACCATCCTGCAGACCCCGTTCCATCATCTGCTTTGTAGATCTCTGCAGAGTCAAGATCAGTATTAAATCTTAGTGTACCAACTGATACACCAGTAGGTCTTTGTGCTTGAGTACCTGCAGGGATTCTTAAAACTGAGTTAGTATTTAAGAAACTTAAAGTTGTTACGATTGCTTGTGTACTAGTGGCAATTTGATTACCACTTACTCTTGAAATTGCCATGTGATTAGATAGGTAGTTCTAAGATGTGAACAGTGTCTGATGCAAGTGGAGCATCACCAGAGGAGAATACAACGTTTGCTCCGTTAGAGTCAACTGTGTAGTTGGTTCCTGCAATCTGTGCTACACCATTAAGGAATACTAATAGTGAATCGTCAGAGTGCTTAATGGTTCCACTATATGTAGTTACAGCAAACGTTAGAGTGGTACCGTCTCCTGTGTATGTCTTAGTGATATACTTGTCAGCACCAACACCACCTCGTCCAGTAACAACTAAGTCACCGTCAACCTTTGCGTTGCCCAACATACCAACTCTGAATCCAGATACCGCAGCAGTACCAATACCAATATGTTGAGTGTTATTAAAAGTATCAATATTGATCTCGCCAGTATCTGTAAGACCAAATTCTTTCCATACGGCACCGTAATAAATCCAACCAAGAGATTTCCCAGGTGTCCAGTTAATATTATAAACAAGGTCACCATCAGAAGGTGTATCGTAGTTGGTGATATTGCTAAAGTCTGGTTGTCCATTTGCTAATGCAGGTGCTAGTAAGGTTTGCTTAATAACAGTACCATCTTGGTTATAGTAAGAAATCTTTCTTGCTTGAACGTTATTCGTAAAGGTTGATAGACCTTGGAATGTAACAGGACCTGCAAAGATAGATTCTAACTGGTTAGATGCACCACCAAGAACAGTTAGTTTATCGGTAAGAACCAACTCGGAGAATGTCTGAATAGTTGTGTTCTCTTCACCAACAACGTTCAACTGTGCAATATCTTCATTGGTGATCTGACCTGTAACAGGGTTGATAACTTGGTTACCAATGAATAGGTCACCGTTAGAGTTAAGTCCAGAGTAGAATGAAACTCCTCCTTCTTCTTTAATAGACTGAGAGAATCGGATCTGTTCTTGAGTTAGAGTCTCTACCTGTGTTTGAGGGAACGCTGTACTATAGTTTCCAGGTCCGAAACCAAGGTACTCAAATGTGTGATTACCTGATCTGAGGATGGAGTGACGTCTAAACTCGACATTGATCGGTGCGACTGTTCCATCATTATTTTCTCGAATCTTAATTTTTCGTGTCTCTTCATCGCCAGCCCGTGCAGTAAGTTGCACATTTGAGAGTTTTGCGTTGTTTGAGTCATAGTTTGGTGTAGTACCAGGTTGAGTCCAACCTGTATCAGTTAGAAGGAACTGAATACCTTCCTTAGTAATAGATCTCTTGGGATCTTTTGCAGGAGTTGGTGTTGCACCATCAGTAGCATTGACGAGACCAATAATAACATTGTCAGCAACAGAAACTGCAGGAAGAGGATCAGCAACTGGGTTATCTCTATCGAATGTAGGATAAACTTCGTTGACGTTCTGTGAGAACTTTCTATTGTCAAAGTTAGATGTGCTTGGTGCAATAGAACCGCACAATAATGTTAGATAATAGATACCATCATTGACACCTCTTTCAAATGGTTGTACGATTTCAATATCATAGATGTAGAAACATTTAGTTAAGTTGAATGTTGTAGTGTCACTATTCAAAGGTTGCATTACGAAACCAGAGATAGGATCTCTAGGTAGAGGATTAGACTTGTCCTTATCAATGACCATTCTTACACGATAAGTTCTATCTTGTAAGTCACGAGGGTCAGGGATTCTCTTAAGGAATGTACTCGGAGTAAAGTTTACGTTATTATATTGCGTATTTGTAGATAAAGTTTGATAGATTTCAGAGTTTGCTGTAACACTTAGATACCAACCACCAACTGAACCTGCTACACCATTAATTGTATATGTTGCACTATCATACTGGATCGGTGATCCTGCTACACCTGCTGCTAGTCCAGATACACTAGGACCATAAGGTGAAATGCTTGCTCCTTGTGTTGTTGCAGTCGTTGCACCATTTGCAACTAAGAGACAGTTGATTTTGTCTGCAATAGCACTCGCACCTGTGCCATCTTGACGTGCACCAACGGTGAAACCCTGCACTCTAGTTGTAGGAGGTGACGCTTCAGTCGTATATCCGTAGAGATAGAGTCTAGTTCCAGGGGTACCGCCTTGACCTGCGAGCGATGCGTTAACGACCTTAGTCCTTTGAATATCAATGTTAACCCAGTTAACAGAAGTTTCTTCGCCAAAGATTATATTACCTGATACGATGTTTCCAGAGAGAGTGTTATTAAGTGTAATAGCACCAGTGTTTGTATTGACCGTTCCAACAGTTGTACCTGCAGGAATGTTAGTTCCTGATACAGTCATACCTTGAATAATACCTAGAGCATCACCAACTTTTGCAGAAGTTAAAGTGATAGTGTTAGTACCATTAGAACCATTCGCAAGAGTAGAGATGACATTGAGTGCTTTAGGTGGAATGATGTGTGTGATTGCACCTGCTTTATCTTTCGAGAATGACTTTGCTTTGAATCCTGCTGCTCTTAACGCTGTGTTACCAAAGTTAGAGTTAGAGTTCGTAATTGACATGTCAGCACCACTTTCAGCAGTGAAGTGACCAAAGTATCCCACAGCGAACACAGAAACTGCCTGAATGAATGAGTCATTAGAACACTTGATGTGCTCATGTCCCCATCCTTTTCTATACTCAGCAAATCCGTCTAGGTGTGCACCATCACCAGATGTTGCAGCATCATAGTTTCCAGTTGATTGATTATATCTAACAAACGCTCTATCATCTTTTTGAAGACTCAAACCAGTGAACTGAGCAACAACCATTGATTTGAAACCAGTTGCCTTGCTACCATTAGCGTGCATACCATTCATACCCCACACACTTCTTAGTGATAGGTTGAATGCGTATGGTGATGCTGAGTCAACAGTATCAATCTCAGTCTTAACAGTAATATTAGAACCTACAGCGTTTCCTGTTGGTTCTCCTTGCATTTGGTATGTGAACACGTTACCAGATGCGGATGTGACCGTGAAACTTCCGTTATAAAGTCCTGCATCAACTTCGGATTGCGGTCCAGTTGATCCTGTAACACCACTAACGTTGATGTTAACACCAACAGAAAATCCGTGGTCCCTGGGATTATCAAACTCGTCAACAGTGACAGCCGTTGCTGTCTGTCCATTTCTTGTGATCTGTAAGACTCTGTATTCATCTGAAATCGGTCCAACGATTCTATTTTCTTCGACCCTTGGTTGAATCTGGTCAGCAGCAGGATCGCCAGAGGTATCAGGAATCGTTGCGAATGCTTTCGATACCTTCTGATAATAAATCTCTAGGTCAGTTCTTTCAAGAATGTTAGGAACAGCAGAATAGTCTGTGTTCGGAACTGTACCATCAGTAATAAGTTTGGAAAGAGGGTTAAGACCATCAGCAAACTCAAAACAAGTTAATCTATGGTGTGAGAACTTAGGTGCAAGTGTCTCTACACTATCAGGTTTGAAATATACACCTTCTTCAGCACCGTCAAAGAAAGAGAACTGCCAGAAATATGTACCACCAGTTACTTTAAAGATTGCAGTTCTAGGAGGAACTTGGTCTTCTGTGTTGATACCCTTCGCAGCATAAGTTGTAGGGTATGGAACATATTTTGGAATGATCTTTGTACGACGGAGGTCAGTACCAACGAGGGAACAACCTCTAGGTACGATGATGCCACCTTCAACAGAGTTATACTTGTATAATACGTTGTTTGGTGAGGTTAAGTCTAGGTTAGAGTTTGCATCAATAGGTGCAACGTTTGTATATAATACGTCTCCAGGTCTGTTATCTACAACATACTCAGCAGGATAGAGCATGATACTGAAAGCATCAAACTCGTCATTACTTAAACCAACTCTATATGAAAATCTTGCTACTTCTAGGAATGCCCTTTGGATCGATTTAAATGGACGCAAAGCAGAGTTACCTCTGTTATCGATAGCATCGGATGCATCGAAATCGTCAGGGTTGACATAGATAATACGTCCAGTTCTGGACGTAATAATATTCTTTAGTCTAGTTAGGGACATTTCCTATTACTGCTTTTGATTATTTATTGGGGTTTAACTTCCACCGCCAGAACCAGAAGTTCCTGCAGTTTGAGCATAAGCACGAGTAGTGAATCCAGCAGAACTGTCTTCAAAACCAACTAATGTAAACGAACAATCTGCGTCATTGTTCTCAACGACCAGTGTTTGCCCTGGTCCAATAACAAGAGATTTGATCTCTTCTGTAGTATTCGCAGTGATAGCATTATCCTTACGAAGGTAATGCTTAGTCTCTAAAGTTGCACCCGAAGAAGTAACAGAAGAAACTGTCACAGTAGAACGAGCACCAGTTGTTAAGACAGGATTATCTAAGAAAGTATCCGAACCAGAGATGTTCGCAGAACCTTCTCCAAGAACAACATATAGAGCAGTTCCTGTGTAGTCACGAACAAATCCGTAAGGACCTGCAGTCTGACTGGTAACAGTATAAGTTACACCGTTGTATGTAAAGGTATCTGTGTTGTCTACCCAGGTCCCAGAAACATTGTATACGAAAATAGAGTCATAGCTATATGAACCCGACGTAGTGAGCAACCTGTCGGTTCCTCCAAAGTTTGCGTTAGCAGCAGTTCCAGTTGTTCCTTCATAGTAATATAGAGAAGAGGGTAAACTTGTGTTTGCAGTTAGATCGTACTGAACATAAGCACCACTAGAACCTGCAGTTCCGTTAGTGGTCTTACCTGTAGCATACTCAGTACCATCATCAGAGTTACCTGCAGTTCCGTCAGGACCCCACTCACCGTTTGCAGTCTCAGAGAGTTTGAATGCCAAACTACTCATACTTGAGTCTGCTACGTTAAAGCGATATGTTCTATCACCTAATACTGTTAAAGCAGTTCCTAGATAAAGATCCTCAGTTCCACCAGATGTTGTAAAGGTAAACTCGTTTGCAGCAGTACCAACACCACCAGATGAAATAGTACCAGTAGCACCACCAGATGCAGTAATGGAATCACCTGCAACAAATTCAGATCCAGAACCATTCAAGGTAGAAGGACCGATATAAAGAGTTGAACCACCAGAACCAGATGCTACAGCAAAAATTGTTGCAACAGATGTGTTACTACCTGCCCCCTTTGAAATAGTATTACCAATAGCAAACGTACCAGTCACAGATTCAACTGCAATCGATCTAATTGCCTTACTCTTCACTACAATCTCGGTGAAGGGAGGAATATAAAATGATTCAAATACTGCTGTTTTTTCATTATCAGCAGAAGATAATGCTTGATTGACGTTAAGACCTTGGTCAGCACCAACTGCTGTACCTAAGTTAAATCTATAACCAGTGAATACGTCACCAGTGTGTAGTTTGTAAGTTGAAGCATCTAAGACGACATGTTGATCGTAGTCTTTGATACCGACATCGAATGAGGTGTTTGATCCACCTTGTGCACTCACAGACAAAACCGTACTTGCAGACGCATCGATAGGTGCTTTATAGAGCACCGTATTGGTAGTCGCACCTGGTTTTGCTGAGGCAAGTAGTCCTTGTTTAGCCATTTTTAATTAAAATCCTGCGTAGAAGAATTGTTGTTGTCTTGTTAACCCAGTGAGGTTGTTTGCTCCAATACCTGCACCGAATGTAACGTCATCAACAGTAACGTTTTCAGTAGATAGGAGTGTGGCATCAGCATCAGGGAACTTAATGACTCTCGGACCTGTAATACCGTCAGCAGACAGTGTAATCTGTCCCTGAGTGTTTCCAGTAGTTTTAAGCACTGGAGAATTGAGAGTCTTGTTAAAGAGTTCTCCTGCAGACTTCTCAGTAAGAAGCATATTATATGTGTCTGCACCTCTATTTAGACTGTCCGTGTTTGGGAATCTAAAAACTTCGCTTGTTGATGTGTTTACGTTAGCAAGGTTGAACGAAACCTTCTTAGTTACATCAGTATTGTCTGTAAATATCGCATTCTCATAACTCTTGTTGGATAGAGTTTGAGTTGTTGAAGTACCAACAAATGTTAATGATAAGTCAGGAACGGTAAGGATCCTGTTTGCAGTCAGAGCAGCAGTATTGAAGATAGCATAATTAGTTGCTGTCTCAGCGTTTGTTGCTAACTTAAGATCGACAATTGTCTTATTAAGAGTAGTCTGTTCTGTTTTTGTATCTAATAATGTAGATGCAGTAGCAGTAGGTTCTGCGGTAGTTGTTACTGTACCTGCATCAGGTAAGAAGTAAGAACGACGAGCACCTGAAGTAGTTGCCCAGTTAATCTGGAAGATTGCTTCTTCTGTACCATCAACAATAACAAAGTTGTCCTCATCAATAAGAATAGTCTTATTTGTTAGCGTCTGCTGAGTATCAGCACCAACAACGGTAGTTCCATTACCAGAGGTAATAGCGGGAAGGGTGAAGATACGAGTATTAGTACCAGTACCAATATTACTAACTTCAAATCTTGCTTTAGGACCTTGTGCATCTTCTAAGATAAATGTCTGGTCAGATATAAGGAAGTTTCCCGTAACCTTAACAGCACCCGTACCTTTCGGTGCGAGCACGATATCAGTATTATTTGCAACATCATCAACTGCAGTAATGTACAGAGATGTACTACTGTTGCCATTATCAATACGAGTACAGTAGAAACCTCCATCACCAAAGGCAATGCCGAGTTGATCGTATGCATTCTGATACAATCCACTGTCTCTATCTAAGTCAAAACACAATCCTGGGGATGCTTTTGTTCCCTGCGACAGTCCTTTGAATAACTGATTTATCTTTGCTTTTCTGTTTGGAATCAAGGGATCCGACACCACCACAGGAAGAATCGCTTCTCCAGACAGGTTAGCGTCTGATATTGTCTCCAGTTGTGAAATCTTTCTGGTTCCCACGAATAATCACACTATTTGATACAGTTTTATTTATAAAGGTTATTAAAGGTCCGATTCTTTAACTTCCTCTTCAGTTCGATATGCCCACTCTTCAGTATGTCCAACAGACCACCATTTAGGTAGAGTTTCCACCGCATAGTTCTGTGTACAAACTTTAAAGTCAGGTCTCTTAAGATTATTGTTATCCACCAAACTATTATCGAAGAACTGACATCGATTGTTTGGTTGTGCTGCAAACTGTCCGTTATCTAGAGCAATAATATTAAATGTTTTATGCTCTGGATCATGCTCTGAGAAGTTAGTATCTAATACAGAGAAGTCGGGGTGTGCAGTATCAATCGTAAATTCATATTCACCTGGGTGCATCTTCTTGTCTTTACCAAAGAAAGAACACCTACCTAGAATAGGTTTTTCAACTACAGTAATATTGTAGTCAAAGCAGTCCCATAGTTCTAATACATCCAATGGTAACTGATCATCTGGATTGATGTCTGGTTTCCATACAAATGCACTGAGTGGTAACTTATCAAAGAGTGCACCATAATCAGTAAGTAGTGTCTCGAAGTATAATGCTTTTGCTTGTATACTTCTTACTGAGATCCATAGACCTGGGGTGAGTTCCCCATGTCCCTTTTCAAGATCATAAAGATATTCTTTCTTGACCCAGACTTTTCTAGGTGGTAAAGGATGAACTAAGTATGCCATTAAGAATAATAAGATTTAGTCACGATTCCCTCTTCAAATGTTACCATGCACCGAGGGGTTGGTGCGTAATGAACTCCCCATTTTGCAGGGTACAGTTCAAGTTGTTTAGTTATACAGAAAGGTGAAACCCTTCCATGATTTTGACTTTTTGCAACTTTAATACATTCAGCATCTTCAAGTTCATAAGTTCCTGAGTAATCAATACTCCAGATATGACCTTTCGGATCAATATAATATTGACTCAAATATCCGTCAAGATCTTGAGTTCTCAATTCTCGATTCCAGAATCCTGGACCGAGATCGAATTGTGAAAATACTATATCATAAATTCCCATAAAGTTAAGCATTTTAATTATTTAGTAGGAGTAGGGAGACTTGAACTCCCACGAGCACATGCTCAACAGATTTTAAGTCTGGTGCGTCTACCTATTCCGCCACACTCCCAATTTATCTTTCAATGCTTGCAACCGTTTCTTGGCAGCACGAAGTGCTTGAGGTTTAAGATGCCTCTTTTGCTCCTTCTTTGAGTGGTGCTGCCAGTTTGGTAGTTTCATTCGATCATATATCCCTGTTCAACTAGATACTTTTTGGTTAAGGGGGTAGGTTTATAGACATTCCACATCGAACCAGTTGCACATGCAGCAAGTGCATCAGCAGTCATGCCTTGAGTCCTACCTGCCCAAGTTGCTTCTTTCTCCCAAGGAATTGCTCCTGGTTGGAATGCATAGGTCCTCCGTGCCATCTCTTGCCACATCTCAGGAACACTTTCCTCAGGCATGATGATAGCAATCAAACTATTATCAATAGTCCCTGCCATACAATCCTGAGCAGCGTGCCATCCTTCATGACGCATCACACTCATCAAAACATGAGGACGACTCATAAATGTCTTGTTCAAGAAGAAGTTATTACTCACAGTATGATAGACACCACGATGTCCTACTGGGAAATACTTTTCATCAGCAAGAAATACATTCACACCAACATGGTTCAGTGAATCCATCATATGATTGAACTCATTTGCCACTGAAGTAAATGCTTCAGGGTTATCATACTCTGAGGAAACATCCAACAAAGTATACACTTCCTTCACATCATCCCTACATTCACCAAGTAGCATACATCCCATGGAATGGTTACTATAGTAGTCCTCCTTTCCAATAGGGTCTGCCATAACTGGTGCTGTTGCAAGACATGTTGTCATCAATGCTGCAATAATTTTTTTCATTGGAAGGGTTCAAAAACTTCAGTCGGTGGGTGAAATGCACAATATTCGTTAAAGGTGATTTTCATCTCCTTATTGGTCAGTTTGCAATGGTTTGCTGCTGTTGGTAAGTTCCAAGTAGCAGTAAATAAATTCTCCATTGCTTCTCTAGTCTCAGGTCTCATTTCGCTTTTGGTGATATACAAGTACAAATGCGTCACAACGAGGGCAAGATAGATTTGTTTCTATCTCATATTCAGAATCTTCTGAATCGTGATCTCCGCCCCATATTAAGTTTGGAAATCCACAGGACCAACAGTTCATTTCCTATTCTCTCGCCAGTAAATTAGGAAAAGTCCGAGCGTAACCCAGAATACAACTTCAAGTCCGTAATTAGTCACTTTTAACTGTCTCCTCCATAAATGATTTTTTAAACTCTTCCACCTGATTCTGAATTTCTTCAGGAACTGGTGGAACCTCGTTGACTGGAACCATCATAGCGGATTTCCCGTCAGGACGAGTAATTTTCCAACATACACGTTGGGTTTCGGTTAGATCCATAATAAAATCAAAATGATCCTCTGCTTGGCGCAGGGTGATTCCAATAGGTCCAATCATGCTTCTACTTCAGCAAAACAATAAGTGATGAGATCGTGATCGACCGTATCTTGAATAGCACTGACGACTTCAGCGAAACCTTCAGCACCTTCCTTGTTCCACATCCAATCGATAACTCGATCGAATCCCTCATTATCCAAGAGTTTTACAGACCGCTTGGAAAAGTTGATGAAGACGTGTTCTAGGTAAGTGTCGTTCATAAATCTCCTGTACTTATGTAGTATAGCAGACTGACCTGCCCCTGTCAAGTCAGTTTAAGAAAATAGTCTTGGCAGTCAGTTTCATGACAGCACCTGCTGTCAGTGCCATGGGACCCTTTTTAGCAGTGATGTTTACAGCACCTATTAAAGCAGTCATATTGATAATACCTTTAACTACGTTCACATTATGGGCACCCTCTAGAACTTGCTGATTATATCCTGTCAGACCACAAGTCATAGACACAGGACCAACAGGATTCAATAGTTTGTTGAATGGGAAAGGAATTGTCTTAGAAGGATTTTGTACAGTTGTAATATTACCATGACAGGTAGTATAAATTCCTGGTGCAGGAACTAAAGATGTTGCTTCAGTATTAATCAGTTGATTCAGTACAGGAGTTAGGCAATTAATAACACTATTTCCTGATAAGACTAACTCATTTCCTGCCATCTTTTGAACCTTATATGAGTTCTCAAAAGTAGATCCAGTAAACTTAGTATTTGGTGCACCAAGAGAAAATTCTGATGCTTGTATCACCATCGCAGCACCTGAACTCTTAATATCTACGTCAGATCCGAACGTGATAGCATGTTTCTGAATCTTACTGCTCTTCTTCTTACCATTTCTATCAACAGTTTTAGGTGCACCAGATGCGTTCAGGAAGAAACCTCCGCCAACTTCTACATGCATATCACCAGTAATTTTTAATCTATAATCACCCTCTACGTTTAGAACACCATCACCATCTACAGTACAACAATCGTCACCCATAACATCTACGGTGTGATTTCCTGCGTAACTGGAGTGATCAGCAACTAAATTACCAGTATCATCTTTACTACCACCTCTGTTAGATTTTTTATATTCTTCTGTCTTTTTCTTAACTTCTTCATCTGAAATATCAGGATTTTTTTCTCTTAATGCCTTTAGATAAGTCCACTCTGCAAAAGTGTTGTTGTTGATATTGTAAGATGAGTGAGTCGTTCCACTAGGTTCTTTGACAACGTGTGCCTGACGACCTGGGGTTCCTACATGGTGATCGAATGAACCATCTACAAATGTTTTTGCTACAGAAAGATAAGGATCTGCTTTTGTGAAGATTTGATCAAGAACACCAGTTGGAGAACTATCACCTTCACAACTTCCTCTATTACTACCCCTCAGTTTATTAATATTTGCTAGTTCTTCATCACTACAGTTGGTAACACCGAATAGTGGGAAATATCCATGACTATCAGTACCACCATCAGGTTTTCTATCACAACCACCACCAAGAAACTTAACAAACAGAGCAAGTAAACCTGCAAGACCAGAAAGTCCATTTTGGAACATGTCAGATCCACCATCAAAGATGCCAGATCCTTTTTCCCAACTGCTGATGATATCCTCAACACCTGCAACTGCACTAGTTGCTGATTTTACTGTGCTGATAACACTCTTAAGTTGACTGAGAACTTTTTGTACAGAACAAACAATACTATCAATAGTATCTTGAACACCCTGCATTACCATTTGTGCTTTACTGATAGCACCACTAAGCAAACTGTTAATACCACTTTGAATAGCACTTACAGGATCATTAATGAAACTAGTAATCTGACTATCAAAAATACAGAGAGATGATAAAATCTGAGTCACTGCAGTCTGAATAAGTGCCATTTGTGAAAATGGAATTCCTGGAATGAGACTACCAAAGTCTAACAAACCACCAAGTTGTTCAGCAAGTTGTGATGTTGCCTCTCTAATTGCAGAGATAATTTGAGAGAAAACAGAACCTAGAAAGTTTTGTAGTTTTGCTGTAAGTTTTTCAATAGTTACAACTTTACCAGATACAATGTCAATGAAGTCACCATCTTCTGTTGCAACCAGTGTACCTGCTGTATCTGAAATATCTTCAATAAGATAGTTTAACTTAGATTCCACAGATTTCCAAGGTC